GCTCGAAGGCGAAATGGTGCGCGACGTGAGTTTGTATTGTTTGCGCAAGGTTGATCCGGTATGAGCGATTTACTCGAACGTCTGAAGGCGGGCAAGTCGGCTGTTGCGCCGGTGACGCTCAGCGGTGTGAAATTCGGCATGCGCGTGTTGAGCGAGCAGGATTATTTGAGCGCCGGGCTGGCGGTGGAAGCGGCGATGAAGGCGGCTGGAGTGGAGTTTTCCTCGTCATCTGTCGAATTGTTCGAGATGGAGAAGTCCGGGCAGTTGCTGGTGCGCTTTTTGGTTGATCCGGCCAGCGGCAAGCCGGTGGCGGAGGATGTTGACGCGCTGCGTTCGGCGTTGTCGCGCTACGAGGTTGCCCATCTGATCGAGACGTATCTGGAGTGGGAAAAGACGATGTCGCCTTCCGAGCGCAATATGCCGGAAGGTGAGTTGATGCAGTTGCTGGAGACGGTAAAAAAAACGCCAGAGACTCCGCTTTTGAACGGTTCAAGTTCCGTCACGCTGAAAAGGCTTATCACTATTTTGGTATCCCAGCAGTCGAGCTGACGCATGGCCAGTGGCTGTGGTTGTTTGGGATGGTGAGTGCGGAATCTGAAAAGCAGCCGCGCGGCTCAAGTAGCCAGACTACGCATTACAAGGTTAAGCGAAAAAAGAAAAGCCCCTCTCTCTAACTCTCTCCCGCAAGCGGGAGAGAGGATAAACGAGAAAGGCAATATTTAATGAGTAAGGCGGTTAAAGGTGCGCAGCAGCGCGATGCCGATCTCTCCGGCCATGCGGCGCAGTAACGGCCAGACCAGCTCTGAGAGAATCGCCCAAACGATAGCCGCAATATACACGTAGGCCACCATGAGCAATCTGAATATGCCAAAGATGACCACGCCAAAAAGCAGCGCCCAGATCGCGCTGCCAATCCCATCCAGCAATGTGTTTTCTTTGTCCATAAGCAAAGCATAATCCGATGAATTCCAACCTGCAACTTTACTTGCGCATCAACGGCGACAGCGCCGGGCTGGGCAAGGCGCTGCACCAGGGCGAAGCGCAGATCAAGCGTTTCAAGTCGGCGACGACCGGCGCTTTCAGCCAGATGCACAAAAGCATGTCGGCGTTCTATGCACAGTTGAACGGTTTTTCCGGGATCACGCGCATGGCGGGTGCGATGGGCGTAGCTGTTTCCGGCAGGCAGTTTTTAACTAATGTGAACGAGCTGGAACGTTCGATGCTGGTGGTGAAGTCGAACATTATGAGCGGCACGAAGTCCGCCGCCGAGCTGCACAAACAATTGCAGCAGGTGCGCGATACGGCGCGCGAACTTTCCGGTCAGACGATTTTCAGCGATGCGCAGATGGTGGATTTGAGCGGGCAGTTGCTCAAGTCCGGCGTGCCGCTGGCCAGCTTGAAAGGGGCATCGTTTGGCGCGGCCTCGCTGGCACAGTTGGGCGGGATCAGCCCGGAGCAGTCGGCATCGCAGTTGGGGGCGCTGGGTAATGCTTTTTCGTTCAAGACTTCGGCGGAGTACTTGGCGCTGGCCGACCAGATTTCGCGCGTGGATGATGCGTCGGCGATGAATTCCGGCATGTTGTTGTACAACGCGCAGCAGACAGGGGCGACAGCGGCGGCGCTCAAGATTGACCCCAAGCGTTTGTTCGCGGCGCTGGGTTACCTTGACCCGTTGGGTGGCGAAGCGGGCACGTCGCTGAATCGTTTTCTCGGCGGTTTGGCTGGCGCTTCTCCCCATTCGAGAAAGGCGCTTGAAGCAACCGGCATGAACTTCTGGCAGAAGAACGCGGATGGCACAACCACGCTGAAAGACCTGGGCGAGGTGATCGAGATCGTGCGCAAGCAGTTCAAGGGCATGAAGAGCGATAAGGATAAGAAGGTGCTCGGGCATTACTTGTTCGGCGAAGAGGGCGAGCGCGCGGCGGCATTCTTTTCCAGCAAAGACCAATCCTTCGCCGAGTTTGAAGAGCGTGTCGCAAAATCCGCATCGGCTGCGGAAAAACTCAAAGTGCAAAGCGAGGGGCTTGGGGCTGCTTTCGAGCGCCTGAAGAACACTACATTCTCAAAGCTCGATACACAGTTCGCACCGGTGCGCAACGGCATGACGTGGGCGGTGGATAAGACCAACGCGGGTATCGAGGGCGGGCACTTGCCGGAGATGTTGCTGGGTGGGGCTGGCGCAATCATTGCCGGGCGGCTTGCCTATAAAAAATGGAAGAGCGGCAAAGCCGGTGCGGTGGGCGGCGGCATGGATATGGTTGGGGCGATGGGGGCGCAGCAGGTGTTCGTGGTCAATTGGCCGGGCAGTATGCTTTCGCCGGGCGAGGCGATGCGGCAGAAACGCGAGGGCAGACCTACGATTGGGGGCGACATCGCGGTGGGCGAGTCGGCCAAGGGCGTTGGCCGCAAAGCATTGCTCAAGTCTGGCGCTTACGGCGCATTCAAATGGGGCGCGCCGCTCACAGCGTTGATGGCGGGTTATTCGGCTTACGGTATCAACAGCGATGCCGAATTGTCCGATCAGCAGAAAAAAGACGAATATAAAAAGCTCGCTGGCAGCACAGCGGGCAGCGTGATTGGCGGGGTGGCTGGCGGCGCTATCGGTGCGCTGTTCGGCGGCTTCGGCGCTGTTCCGGGCGCGATGATCGGGGCATCACTGGGCGGCATGGCCGGGGATTGGATGGCTTCGCCTTCAACTACCGCAGCCGATATAGCCGAGGGCTACCAGCAGAGCAGTGAGGCCATCGTGACCAGCAACCAGCAACTGGCCGAGGCGTTACTCAATCGCCCGCAGCAAGTCAACGTCTATCTGGGGGGCGCAGAGCTGACCCGGGTGGTGAACGACAACCAGGTGCAGTTCGCCCGCCGGAACTAGTTCCGCCTTACACCCGACCACGCGCGCGCGTAACCTGCGCGCATGGCTTGGAAAGATAACCTTCAGGATGCATCCTTTCGCGGCGTTAAATTCGACATGGTCAAGGTCGATGACGCGGCGGAGTTTTCGCTTGTCAAACATTCTTATCCCTATTCAAACGGCGCTGATATTGAGCAGATGGGGCGCGAGGCGCGCGCTATCAGTGTCGAGGCCGTTTTCTACGGCGACGACTACGAAACTCAATTAGAGAATTTCACCGACCGGCTGGATGGGGTTGCGCCGGTGCTGGCCGCGTTCGATGATTCGTTCAAGGTTGATCCTCTAGGCGGTTGGTTGGTGCATCCCGTGTTTGGCACGATGTTTGTGCAGGTCGGCAAGTATGTGATTCGGCATGATGCCGGCAGTGTGGATGAAGCGTCGGTGTCGATTGATTTTGTCGAGTCCACACCCAGCAAACCATTTTTTGAACTTCAAGACACGACGCAGCAAGCGGAGGCGATTGGACAGCAGGGCGCTGCGGCGGTTGCTGCTGCGTCTGAAGCTGCCGGTGCGGTGATAGATCGTGTGCGCGCGGCGAACCCGCTGGCATCATTGGAATCTCTGCGCAGCGCGTTGACCGCGCCTTTGCTCGGGCTGGCCGATAAGACCAATCTGGTGCTTTCCGGGCTGGATGTACTGGCTTACCCGCGCGCCTGGGGCAATGACATTTCGACATTGGTTAACGGCATCCTCGATGTGCGCGACTGGGGTGAGCAGCTTCAGGCAGACTGGGCAAGCATCCAGTCCGATTTAAATGCGTTTTCAATTTTCAGTAGTCAACCCTCCCCCGTTCCGCCACAAGTGACTTCCGATGCTGTGCCGACCGAGGCGCAGGCGGTGGCGGTGGCGGCGACTTCTATCCAGATCAATGTTGCGGTCGGGCTGGCCAATGCGGCCAGCTTTGTGCTGGCTAGCGAAGCGGCCACGCCGACTTTAACGCCCGGCGAAATCGAGGCGATCAGCAACACGGCGCGCTCGGCCATCGACAGCGCTATCGCGCAGGTGCGCATTACTTACGGTATCGAGCAAAGCCGCACCATCATCGATCCTCTTAAAGATCAGGCGCTGGCGTTGCAGGAGGCCGCGCGGGCGATTATCGCGGTCCGTCCGCCGCTGATTCAACGCACGGTGGAAGCGCCGGGCAATATGCGGCTGCTGGCGCATTTGTGGTACGGCGACAGCGACCGTGCGCCGGAGCTTTATCGTTTGAATAGCGCGCGTGATCCATTCGTGCGCGCCGGGGAGGTGCTCAATGCCTACGCCCGATAACGAGGTTGTATCGCTCTCCATCGGCGGTAGGACGCACGCCGAATGGGAGAGTTACGAGATTGATTCCGATCTGCTTGTGCCCGCCGATGCGTGGCATGTTTCGCTGGGGCTGAACGGTAAGTCTGTTCCGGCGGAAGTGGTGATCGGCGCGGAAGTGTTGGTGAAGGTGGGCGGCGAGACGGTGCTGACCGGCTACGTGGATGATGTGGGCGAGCCGATCAGTAAGTCTGGTCACACGCTCTCGCTTTCCGGGCGCGACCGCGCAGCCGATTTGCTGGATTGCGCTTGTCCGATTTTCAATAAGCAGGAGGCTACGCTCAGCCAGATCGTGGCGGCCATCGCCACTGAGTTCGGAGATTTTAATAAAAGAATTGATGCGGATTCTGTGCGGTCACGTAAAAAGATTGCGGTCGATATTGGGGTGACTGCTTGGGATGCGCTGGCGCGTGTGGCCGAATCGAATGGCTTGTGGCCGTGGTTTGAGCCGGATGGCACGCTGGTGGTGGGCGGCCCGGACTATTCAACGCCCGAGGTGGCCACATTGATTTTGCGCCGCGACGGCGACGGCAATAATGTGTTGAGCCTGGATAAGCAGGAGTCAATGGCGGAGCGTTATTCTAAGGTGACGGTTTACAGCCAGGCTCCGGGGTCTCACTCGGGCGGTTTGGATTCTATAGGGAAGCCTGATGTTAGCGGATTTAAGGAGGATACGACTGTTAAGCGCAACCGCCCGCATGTGGTGATCGACAACGAGTGTGATACGCCTGCGGCCTGCCGCAGCAGAGCGACTAAGCTGCTGAATGACGGCAAGTTGAAGAGTTTTACCTTGAGCGCCGAGGTGAAGGGGCATCGCATCGCTGCGCCCGGGTCGCCATCCGATGGGATGTTGTGGAAACCGGGGCAGCGGGTGCGGGTGATTTCAGATCCTCACGGCATTAACGGAGTATTTTTCCTGATGGCGCGCAAGTTCAAGCGCAACCGCAGTGACGGCACTCGCACGGAACTGACGCTGAAAGAGGATGGGGTTTGGGCGATTGAGGCGCATCCGCACAGCAAGCACGCGCGCGGTAAAAACAGTTTGCTCGGGCACGAGTTGGATTGGTTGAAAGCACCCAATGCTTAAGGTGATCGACGAGCGCATCCGCCGCAAGCTGGCAGGCATCCGCCTCGCCTTCCGTGGCGTTATCACGCTGGTTAAAGCGGCTGGCGCGGTGCAGTTGGTGCAGCTCGACGGCCTATCCGGCGAGCAGCTGCAAGATGCGGAGTTGTTCCAGCAGTACGGCTGCACCAGCAACCCGCCGCCCGGGGCGATGTGCATCGTGTTGCCGCTGGGTGGCAGAACTGCGCACGGCGTTGTGATCGCTACCGAGCATGGTTCGTACCGCTTGAAGGGTTTGAAGTCGGGCGAGGTGGCGCTTTATAGCGACGAGGGCGACAGTGTGATTCTCAAGCGCGGGCGAATCATGGAGGTGACGACGGAAACATTCCGGGTGAACGCTTCTACCGCTATCGAGTTGAATTCTCCGACCGTGACGGCCAGCGCCGACTTTGTGGCCGAAGGGGACATCAGCGACCAAGGCAACAAGTCGATGGCTGATATGCGCACGGTATTCAACACGCACCCGCACGCCGTATCCGGCGCGGTTGCAGCTGCTCCTGTGGTTCAAATGTAATGGACTCTTACATCTCCCCCTTCACCCGCGATTACGTGCTGCTCAACGGCGCGGCGCAGCGCGATCCGAACGGGCTGGCCAATGCGGTCTATCTGCGTTTGTCCGTGCGCCTGGGCAGCTACTGGGCGGACAAGACGCTGGGCAGCCAGCTTTACACGCTGGAGCGCGAGAAGGATGTGCCACGCGTGGGGTTGTTGGCCAAGCAATACGCCGAGCAGGCGCTCGCGCCTATCTTGGCCGATGGCCGCGCATCCAGCATCACGGTGACCACCGATCAGCCGCACGATGGGCGCTTGTATTTACTGATTGAGGTGGTCGCTGCCAGCGGCGAGACGTTAACTTTCAAACATCCGGTGAAGGTGATTTAAATGGCTTTTCCAACCAAAGATTACAGGCAGGTGCGCGACGATGTTTTGCGCGACATCGCCAACCAATTGCCCGAGGCGAACGTCGGGGCGGATTCGGATTATTTCATCCGGGCGAATGCGAACGGCAACGCGGTCGAAGGCTTGTACGAGCACCAGAAGTGGATTGCGCGGCAGATTTTCGCGGACACGGCGGACTCGGATATTTTGGAGCTGCGCCACGCGGCCCCGCGCGGGATCGCTCGCAAGGCGGCGACGTTTTCAACGGGTGAAATTGCGTTCGTGGGGGTTGCAGGAAGCGCTATTCCTGCGGGCACGGCGGGGACGGTTTACGGCATCGGGTTTGTTACTACCGTGTCCGGCGCGATTGGTGTGGACGGCATGGCAACCATTGCGGCCAAGGCCAGCGTGGCGGGCATTTCCGGTAATCAGGTTGTAGATGCGGCCTTGACGCTGACCTCTGCGCCTTCGGGCGTGCAGTCGCAAGCCAACATCGTGAGCATGACGGGCGGGACGGAAATCGAGACGGTTGCGGATCTGCTGGCGCGTGTGTTGTTTGATATGCGCCTGCCGCCGATGGGTGGCGCTGAGCATGACTATTTTCGCTGGGCGCTGGAAGTGCCGGGAGTGGTGGATGCGTATATTTTCCCCCAGCGCCGCGCGGCGAATTCGGTGGATGTGGTGATTGAGACTGAAGGCGGATTGGCTTCGCCGGAGTTGATCGCCGAGGTATTCGCGCACATTGAAGCGGTGCGTCCGCTTTGTGTGGAT